TGGTACAAGTCAACGAAATCTCACGCAATCAGACGCACATGCAACCGCCAGCACCAGAAGATGGCCCTCCTAACAGCAGCGGGTAAAGCTGGTGCTGAATACGATCAGTGGGGCAAGCAAGCCTATTACCACATCGGATCTAAGGTGGTGGACGCAATCATCCAATCAACAGGCATTGTGAGTCTGGTCAAGGTACGTTTACCTAATGGGCCGAAGACTAAGCATGTTCTTAGAGCTGCACCAGAGACCCTAGAGTGGGTCAATAAGGTCAATGAGTCCGGTGAGTCCCTAGCACCTGAAGCCCTACCTTTTCTTGTACCACCTAAACCCTGGCTGTCAGTCAACAGGGGAGTAGCCCACTCCCAGCACTTTGTTCAGAAGTTTAAGCTCATCAAGACACGCAACAACAACTTGATTGAAGAGCTATCTGGTGATCCGAGCCTCAAGCCTACCATTGATGCCGTGAATACCCTGATGGCAACACCCTTCAAGATCAACAAGAAGATCATTGAGATTCAAAAGTCGTGTTGGGATAGTGGTCAAGCGTGGAAAGACATACCACCCAAGGGGGATTATCCATTACCTCCATCACCTTTTCCTAATATACCTACCAGAGAACTCACTGATGATCAGATGGTAGTTTTAAGGAAATTCAAGCACCAGCGCGTGGAGATCTATACTAAGAACGCTCAGCTGGCATCTAAGCGTTTTGCTTTTGTGAAGTCCCTGAAGACAGCTAACCGCTTCTCAAAGTATGAGCGTATCTACTTCCCCTGGCAGTTGGACTTCAGAGGTAGAGCATATCCGTGGGTAACATACCTCTCTCCTCAGGGCAGCAAGAACATCAAGGCCATGCTCCTGTTTGCCAACGGTAAGCCCTTGGGTGACACAGGCGCACGTTGGTTAGCTATACACGGATCAAATTGTTGGGGTGAGGATAAGGTTAGCTTTGATGATCGGGTAAAGTACATTGACAATATGGAGGAAGAGATCAAGGCCTATGCCAGTGACCCCCTGGAACACAAGGGTTGGCAACAAGCAGATGATCCTTGGAACTTCCTGGCGTTCTGCTTTGAGTGGGCTGAGTATCTTGAGCAAGGCCCAAGTTTCGTGAGTCATATATCCGTAGCCCTTGACGGATCGAACAATGGTCTTCAACATTTCTCTGCAATCATGCGAGATCCTGAGGGAAGCAGGGCAACCAACATCATTCCTCAAGAAGTCCCTGAGGACATCTACAGAGATGTTGCTAGGATCGTTCAGAACAAGCTTCAGCAGGAGGAAACGGCTCACCCCTATGCCCAGCGTTGGTTAGACTTTGGTGTCTCTAGGAGCCTCACAAAGCGTCCTACAATGGTGCTTGTTTATGGCGCTACTTTGTTCTCATGTAGAGACTATGTTCAGGAGTATGTGGATGAGCAGTTGGAAGCGGGAGTCTATAATCCATTTGCCAATCCTGACGAGCTAAAACTAGCTATCATGTACCTGGCAAAGATGGTCTGGTCATCTATTGGCGACTGTGTGACCAAGGCGAAGGAGTGTATGTCTTGGATACAATCTGTTGCAAGGTTGGTGGCTAAGGAAAACTTACCCATGATCTGGACTACGCCAAGTGGCTTTCGGGTATTTCAACAGTACCCCAACTATAAAGTGATGCGTATCCAGACACACATTGACGGGTCAATCCTACGCCCAAGGGACAAGATGCCCAATTACAACAAGATTGACAAACACCGTAATGCGAATGGGGCCAGCCCTAACTTTGTTCACTCTATGGACTCATCAGCCATGATGCTCTGCATCTTAAAAGCAAGGGAAGAGGGCATCACTGACTACTGGATGATACACGACAGCTTTGGCACTCATGCGTGTAATGCTGGAAAGCTCCAGGATGCCATTAGGACTAGCTTCTACCAGATGTACAACGAGCATGACGTACTTGATCAGTTCCGTAATGCAGCCCTTGAGGTAGTTGATGAAGTCCCTGAACCCCCAGCGCGTGGTGATCTGGATCTTTCGACTGTTTTAAAGTCTGATTACTTTTTCGCTTAACCTTATAACTGTAACGTTACAAATCAAAGAACGTACCCATAAGCCAACAAAACCGTTTTAAAGGGGAAAGGACAATGCTTGAACGAGCAATATCAATTCTACGAGAGGGAAATCCTCTACCTTGCGATCTGATCGCTGACTTACTGAATGAAGGATATGACGTATCAGCAATTGAACGCAAGTATTCAATTTAAACAATTAAACCAAACGAGTATTCACAAAATGGCAACACTACAGAAAATCACAACACCCGCTGGCTCTGCGAACTGGGCTAAGTTGATCACTCCCGACACCAAATTCAATGCAGATGGTGAGTATAAGGTGAATCTACTGATACGTGAAGACGCAGCAGAGGCTCTGACATCTCAGTTAGACAAGCTGGTGGACATGGCATTTGCAAAAGAAGTCAAGCGTAATCCTAAACTCAAAACCAAGTTGACCAAACGCCCACCTTATCAAGAAGTGTTGGATGACGAAGGTAATGAGACCGGAGAGCTTGAGTTCAAATTTAAACTGAAAGCCCTCGTGAACTGCAAGGATGGCTCTTCATTCTCGCAGAAACCAGCTCTTTATGATGCCAAGGGTAAACCACTTACGGATGACATCAGTGTCGGTAATGGCTCAAAGATCAAAGTGGCCTTTGAACCCATCCCTTACATGATGGCATCTACCAAACAAGTATCACTGAGTCTCCGAATGAAGGCTGTTCAGATCATTGACCTACAAGAATATCAAGTAGGCGGTGGAGCTGAGTCATACGGATTCAGTGAAGAGGAAGGATATGAAGCAACGCAAACGGACGCAAGTAACACCAGCGAAGAAGCACCATTCGATGAGCTTGACGACATCGACTTCTGATGCCAACAAGTACCGATCAAAACTGGAAGAACGAGTAGCCAGTGATCTCAATAAGCGGGGCGTCAAGTTCCGCTATGAAGACGAAAGGATTGAGTACAAGGTCATTCGTAACTACAAGCCCGACTTTCAACTACCTAATGGGATCTATGTTGAAGCCAAGGGCTACTTCAAATCAGAAGACCAACGCAAGATGAGGAATTTGAAAGCACAGCATCCAGACAAGGACTTCAGGATGCTCTTTCAGAACGCCAAGGGAAAAGTCCAGGGGTCAAAGATGACCAACATTGAGTGGTGCAAGAAGTACGACTACCAATGGTGTGAAGCCCTTGTTCCGGAGGAGTGGACAGAATGAAAACACGGAATAAAACGGACTTCATCGTGATCCACTGTGCCGCTACAAAACCCAGCATGGACATAGGGCGAAAGGAAATTGATCAATGGCACAGGCGTAGGGGGTGGCTAGGGATTGGCTACCACTACGTCATCAGGCGTGATGGAACCATTGAAGTAGGGCGTAACTGGGATGCTGTAGGGGCGCATGTTCGCTCCTTCAACAACAGCTCAGTAGGTATCTGTCTGGTGGGTGGATTGGATGAAGAAGGCGAGGTTGATGTGAACTACACGCAGCCTCAGTTCGACACCCTTGATGCCCTGACCACCACATTGACACGGATGTTTCCTAATGCCTCTGTGGTTGGTCATACAGATCTCGACAGTCATAAAACATGTCCAAACTTTGAGGTATCAGAATGGTGGAATCAAGTGAAGGATGGGTAGCAACGCGCTTACCCTGTCCAAAGTGCGATAGCTCAGATGCGTACAGCATCAATGATCGTGATTGGGGCCACTGCTTTTCTTGTGGTGTAAATGTACCACCGGAAGATGGTGAGGACACTGAACTATTCATGGATGAAATAACCAACCCAGACCTTATTCATAAAGGGAATGCACAAGCCTTAACAAAGCGTAAGCTGTCCGAACAGACTTGCAAGAAGTGGGACTACACAGTCTCAAAGCACAAAAGCGTGACCTGTCAAGTTGCCAACTATAAGAATCCCAGCGGTACGACAGTAGCCCAGAAGATCCGCTATCCTGATAAAACCTTTACATTTCTTGGGGACACTAAAGCAGCCGGACTATACGGTGAGTGGCTCTGGCGAGATAAGGGTAAACAGGTAGTTATCTGTGAGGGTGAGTTGGATGCATTAAGCATAAGCCAGGGCTGCTTCAACAACAAGTGGCCTGTGGTGTCCGTACCCAATGGCGCACAGGGAGCAACCAAGGCCATCAAGAAATCTCTTGAGTGGCTTCTTGGCTTTGAGACCATAACCTTCTGCTTTGACAATGACCAACCAGGCATGGAGGCAGCTAAAGCCTGTGCAGCACTCCTACCACCCCGCAGGGCTAAGATCGCTAGGCTTCCACTTAAGGATGCCAATGAGATGCTTCAGGCAGGGCGAGTAGCTGAACTCACAGATGCCATATGGGGAGCAAAGGA